AGTTCTGATTACTAACTAATGCTCTATATTACCTGCCTATGATATACTAATGCAGGAGGCATCTGAGGGGTCGGTTGTGTGTGTTCCCCCAATATGTGTAAGACCTAGTTAATATCCAAAATCACACCTTTTCTGCCCTGATATATACAAGATTAGGGTTTTTTTGTATTAAAAAAGGTATTTTAAATGTATATGCGTTGTTTATCTTTTCCACAATGTTTTCCACAATAGTGTTAGAAACTGTGGAAAATACATCACTAAGTACACCCCAAAGACGCTGCTAAGTATCTCTGAAGACCCTCTGAAAGCATTCTCTTTGTAGTGATCTTGGCCCTCAGTCTATCACGAACTCTGCGAAAAGTCAAGAAACCCGGTGACACTTTCTAAATAGGACTGCGACCAGTTGCTAATATCACCAACCTGGATTATAATGTAGCAGTATCACCAAGGTCCTCCAATGTCTTCCACTATCTTCCAACAACTCCAGAAGAGTAAGTATCGCATCACCTTAGAGATTGATGCGTTAGGTGACTTCAACCCACAGGATATTGACTGGAATAAACTCTTCGGTTTGGATGGGTCAGAACACTGCGAGGCATATGTGGAGGACCTAAGTACACCCGACACTTGGTGAGGTATATTAACTGAAGCCTGTAAAGTGTCTCAGTAGTGTAAGCACAACTCACAGACCACTAAATGACAGTCACTACCGCATCTGAAACCTACAACGGTTGGGCGAATTATGAGACGTGGAATGTATCACTCTGGATTCAGAATGATCGTTTCCTCTACAACACTGCCAAAGCATGTGTTACTTACTGTGAGGCAGGTGATTCACCTTATGCCTGCTTTATTCGCTGCATGGATAACTGTGCGCGTACAATGACTGGTGACAATGTATCATGGAAAGATGCATCGATTGATCACACTGAGATGAATGAAATGATGGCAGAACTCTGATAAACAGTGTGGGGCAGTTGTTGACACTCTGCCCCATATGTGTTAGACTCAGAGTAACAGTGAATCACAGTGTTTTAGCGGGCGTTTGTGTTGATGCCCGGCGGGCGTGATAAAAACGTCTAACTACCCTAACCTACAGAGGTGACAAAACGCGAGAGTGATATCGAATCCCAAAAAAAAATTCCTGGTGTGAGAAAAAAATCGCCCCAGGTTTTTTAGTATGTGTAGAGATTATAGAAAGATTTGTGTATTTTTTTATTGTGAGTTAAGAGAAGAGGACACACAGTATAAGAACTGAGGAATACACAGTTATATGGGTTACCCCAAGGAATTGTGAAGATAGCAGAGAAGTGGTGTAAAAATATGATAGATTATGGTAAAATAAGAGAGTTATGAGGTATTATCGATGGGCGCTACGAAACTCGTTACAGAGGGTTCTAGAGGGGTCTCAAGGCATTATTGGACGACCACTCGGGTTGTAGGTACATATGTGTTAGCACGATGTGTGTACAATATTATGAGAGGTTTATGGAGTGGACCGGGGCGTTATATCTCGCTAGTGTTACTCGGTTGTATTATTGTATCAATGATTAAATAGAAAAAAATTCTCAAAAGGAGGTTTATGGAGAGAGTATATAAAATCTATATCAAAAGTGAATGTGCATATGATGGATTAAAGGAGGATGAATTCAAGGCAACCTGGACTCAATTACAAGGAATGGTTGGATTAATGAAAACAGAATATGAATTAAAAGATTTATCGTATCGGTATTCCGTAACTTGACTTTAGATAGATAATAGACTAGAATTGACATGAAAGGAACATTAATTTATGGCCAAAGGATTTACTGTTAAAGCAAAAGTACCAACTGTTGAAAAGAAAGCAGATTGGGATTATGATGCGATCAAAACTCGTATGAAAGGAAAGACAATTGTATTTTGTCTACCTGGTCGCGGGTGCTCGTTTATCTTTTTAAAGAACTTTGTTCAATTGTGCTTTGATATGGTACAAAATGGAATGAGTATTCAGATTAGTCAGGATTACTCATCAATGGTTAATTTTGCACGATGTAAGTGTTTAGGTGCAAATGTATTGCGTGGACCGAATCAGGTTCCTTGGGATGGTAAGTTGAAATATGACTATCAGTTGTGGATTGATAGTGATATTGTGTTTAATAGTAATCAGTTCTGGCAATTGTGTGATATGGCAATTCCTGCTGAAGGTGATGAGCAAGAGATTGTAAGTGGATGGTATGCGACTGAAGATGGACAAACAACTTCTGTTGCACATTGGTTAGAGGAGGAAGATTTCCGTCAGAATGGTGGAGTCATGAATCATGAGACTGTAGAATCAATTAGTAAGCGTCGTAAACCTTTTAGTGTTGATTACACTGGTTTTGGTTGGGTATTAATTAAGAACGGTGTTTTTGAGAATCTTGAGTATCCTTGGTTTGCACCAAAGATGCAAGTCTTTGAGTCTGGTAATGTTCAAGATATGTGTGGAGAGGACGTTTCGTTCTGTTTAGATGCGAAGGAGAAAGGATTTGATATTCTATGTGATCCTCGTATTCGTGTTGGACATGAGAAGACTCGTATCATCTGATGCTTAGTTTTCTTTATGTTTTATTGTTGACTGTCATGCTTGTTAGTGGTATGATGATGATTGGAAACAAGAATGGTTCTAACAGGAGGTTTTGAATTATGATGATGAAAGGTGGTAATTATGTTCCCGGCAAACCGAAGAAGACCCGTCAAGGAAATTCCCAAAACACTCTTCTAAGTGCTACAAGTCGTAATACCGGTAAGAAGCGTTATCGTGGACAAGGAAAGCGATAATATTATAAAGGAGGGACTTTGCAGTCCCTCTTTTTTTACGTTATAATACTGATGAGCAGCGCGTGAAACCTCTATGATGGATTATGATTTAACTTTATGGACTTATCTTGCTCCTAGTAAAGTGTGTAATGGTGTAGGGGTATTTGCGTTGATGGATATTCCGATGGATACTATTATATTTGAACCTGGTTGGCAGGAGCAGGTGTATGATTCAGAGATGCCTGATGAAGTACGCACGTATCTCAGCAAGATGACCTATAATAATGAGAAGGGATTTTGGATTGATGATTCCCTTAGGAACTTAGGACAACAATATTATATCAATCACTCTCATAGACCTAATGTGGCATATGAGCGAAGTAGTGGCAGACTGTATGCAATATCTGATATAATTAAGGATACTGAACTTACTGATTATTATTTTCCAGGAGAAAGAGATTGGCTTACTTAAATCACAGTTTACCTGATTGGTCTTGTTACATTCGTAATGAGTTCTTGTACAATCATAAGAAAGGACATGGTGAGGTTACTAAATGTGATGTTCATAGTGTTGCTAGTATTGAGAAGCGAGTTCTTCTGTTTGAAGCATTTTTAGAGAATGGGGTGAACTGGACTAGACGTCCTCTACATGCCTTCTGCTGGGACCCTGAGGCACCTATAGAACCATTGGAGGATATAATGTACTGGGACTGCTTTAGTCCTTATGTTGATGTACAGAGGAGGCATCGTTTAGCAGGTCTTGAGGCAGAACTGATTCGTCCTGATGGTAAGAAGGTGAAGGGTAGTTATATGTGGACCTTTGATTGGAGTTGGGAGAATAAGGGTGTACCTGATTTAAACTTCTCTGAGACACCTGAACATAAGTGTGCTCATTTGTTTAAGATGGATAATGGTAACTATTATGCCTATCCTAATAATAGAATTATTTGGTATGATAATGCCTGGGTATTCAATAGAATTGAAAAGAACCCTGGATTTGAGATTGATACTACTGTGTATAGTGTAGAGAATAAGAGAAGAATTGAGACATCAGATCATTACATCTATGATATCAAAGACCTAGATAAATAATTTTAAAGAGTATCATGACGCATCCACAGCATCTTGACGGTTCAGTAGACAAGTCAAAATCCTTTATTGAGGATGGAATGACCTTAATTACAGAGGTCGAAAGTGAAAAGTATTTGAAGAAGGCAAGAGAGGAGCGTGTAAGGGAACAAAAATCTCAAGAAATGCTTGATCGTTGGTCATAAATAACTCATAATTGCTGTATTAGAGTGCCTTTAGAGAGGGTTAGTAAGGGGTTTAAAGACATTAGTATGACTTTTCAGGTTAATCCCCTGAGTAATGATTTGATTGCCCTTAAAAATGAGAATGCAATAGCACGTTCTGTAAGGAATATTGTCTTTACAGTCCCTGGTGAGAAGATGTTTAATCCAGATTTTGGAACAAATATCAATGATTCTCTTTTTGAACTACTAGACGATACATCTGCAGCAGTTATTAAGGACCAAATTGAATATTCTTTAACTACATTTGAACCAAGAATCTCTATTATTGATGTAATAGTCGTTCCAGACTTTGAGAATAATGGTTTTGATGTTGAAATTTCCTACAGAATTATTGGAGCAGACATTGATCCTCAACAAATAAGTTTTATTTTGCAAGCAACTAGGTAAAAAATGCCGTTAACAAATTTTTCCAACCTAGATTTCGATCAGGTTAAACAATCACTCAAAGATTATCTTCAGGCAAATTCCAATTTTACGGATTATGACTTTGAGGGGTCTAACCTGTCAACGATACTTGATGTTTTAGCATATAATACTTACATTACTTCGTATAATGCCAACATGGTGGCAAACGAAGTCTTCCTTGATAGCGCCACTTTAAGAGAAAATGTGGTTTCTATAGCAAGAAATATCGGTTATTTGCCAAAATCCCGTAAATCAGCACGGGCAACGATCAGTTTTTTCGTTGATGTATCTACAGTTGTCCCTACACCGGTTTCTTTAACACTTAAAAAGGGTCCAGTAGCTGCTTCATCAGGAGTTTTTGCAAATAGTTCCTTTATTTTTTCAATTATTGACGATATTACGGTTCCAGTTGCTAATGGAATTGCGATTTTTAACAATATTCCGGTTTATGAAGGTCCATTACTAACTCAAACCTTTACTTATAACCCCAGAGACTATAATCAGAAGTTTATTTTACCAAATTCCGGTATTGACACTGATTTAATGAACGTTTTTGTTAGGGATAGTGAAACAGCAACGGCAGAAACCCGTTATGCAAGGCAAGATAACCTTTTTGGTGCTGGTAAATACACAAAATCTTACTTTTTACAAGAAGTAGAAGATGAAAGATATGAGATTTTGTTTGGTGATGGAGTTTTTGGTCAAAAACTGGAAGAAGGCAATTTTATTACCGTAGATTATATCAGATCTAATGGAGATAGTGGTAACGGAATTAGCGTTTTCAATTTTACGGGTAGAATTGTATATCAAAGAAACGCTATTGAGTATAATATCAATAGTGGAATTTCATTATTAACAACTGGGGTTTCTTCTTCTGGAGGAGAGAATATTGAAAGTGTAGAATCTATCAAAAAATTTGCTCCAAGAGTATTTACAACTCAAAACAGGGCAGTTACATCTTCAGATTATGAAACTTTGATTCCTTCAAAGATTTATCCTGAAGCAGAGTCTATTTCTGTGTTTGGTGGAGAAGAATTAGTCCCTCCACAATACGGAAAAGTTTTTATTAGCATAAAACCAAAATTTGGCGATTTTTTGCCAAATTTAATTAAAGAAAATATTAAAAAAGAACTTAAGAGGTATTCTGTAGCAGGAATTGTTTCGGAAATACTTGATTTAAAATATTTGTACATTGAAATCGACTCAAAAGTTTATTATAACTCAAATTTAACACCTTCCGCACAAAGAGTTTCTGCAATTGTACAAAATAATGTACAAAAATATGGAGAATCGACAGAACTCAACAGATATGGAGCAAGATTTAAATATTCTAAGTTTCAAAGGATTATTGATGACAGTAATCAGGCAATTACATCTAATATAACTACTATTAGTATAAGAAGAGACTTAAGAGTTGTTCTAAACACTTTTGCGGAATATTCTATTGGATTTGGCAACGAATTCCATATTAAGAGTCTTGAGGGTTATAATATTAAATCTTCTGGATTTACTGTTAGTGGAATTCAAGATACTTTATATCTTGGAGATATCCCAAACTTTGATAATCAGACTGGTGATTTATTCTTCTTTACAATTCCAACATTAACTTCACAAAATCCAGTAGTTGTTAAAGTTTCTGAAATAAAACTAGACTAAGACCTAAATATCCTATACAATAAGACATTATGATAGACATCTTAAAAGACATCGTTAAACATACGCATGGATTGGGATTTTTGGATCTTGTAAAGATCACTGGCGACGACAAAGAGACAGCCATTGATTCTATGGCAGAGGACAGATCAGTAATCTTGCAAGGGTCTTTTCACAAACCACAAACGGAAATGTCTGGTACGTTTGGTATGCCTCAGATGGGTAAGTTAGATATTCATTTGAAGTGTCCTGAATACAAAGACAAGGCAAAAATAACTGTGCTCACAGGCAACAGAAATGGTGCTGAAGTTCCAACAGGTATACACTTTGAAA